TGTATTAATATCAATATTCATATCATTCTCCTTACTACTGTTAATTAAAAAGAGATTATATTATAGTCCTATCAAACCCACCTGTCAAGCACTAATGCAAAATATCTTGTTGCTCAATTGTATGTTGTTAATTTTATTCATAACTTATTTATGTTGATTTCATTACATTAGTGCATTACTGACATCTATCATCATTATGCTAATGCCTACTCTGATTCTTATTTGATGGGGAGGGGGTAGTAGCCTTTTTAGTGGGCATGGTCAGGTGGTTTCCTTTGTACCCCAGCTGAATTTTCTAAATTTTTTCAGCATAAATCACCACACCATAACTAAGCACTAATCAGATACATTAATGCAAACATGGTATATTAATGAGGGTATAATGCAGTAGTATGTTTGTCCCGAAAAATGCCATAGCGCAATACAGCTATATATAATGATAACAGATCAAAACAACAAAGGCCAAAAGATGCCATGCATAGTAGGGAGGTTGCAAAATGTTTAAATTTAATCATGCGGGCATGAGCGCGGGCAAGGCCAAACTACATGAAATCGAAGCCTTATATAATGAAACAAAATCAATCACAGAAACTGAAGTAACTGAAGTAACAGAGATAACTGTGATGGATATGGTTGGTGCGGCTGACAAGGCTTTTTCTGGTATCGCTGGTAATGCAATCAAATTACTGGGACAAGGTTTGGATGTTGGTATAGTGGCTCACACATTAGGTTGTGATGAATCATATATCAGTCAGTTGCTGAGTCAGGATGAGTTTAAAAAACAAGTCACTGTAATGAAGATGGATCTATTACAGGATGCCACTAATAGAGATAGGAGATTGGATAGGATTGAAGATAAGATCATTGATAAGGTGGAGAGGGATCTGGAATCCAACCCATACGCATTCAAGTCTACATCAGATGCAATCAGACATCTATCAATTGTGAATGGACTAAAGCGGAGAGGGGCTGGCGCTGATTTGGGTGTTATGCAGAACCAAACCGGAGTAACAGTAGTTAAACTCACACTAGCTAAACAGGTTACTGCTAGATTCGAGGCACAAGTAGATGCCAATAACCAAGTCATACAAGTGGGTGAGCAAGCTATGATTACAGTGGCATCATCAACATTATCTGCTAGCATGAAGGACAAAGGTTCTGATGTGGTAAGTAAGATACCTGGTATCATTAATGCAGGTAAAACAGATAGGATGACAATATATGAATAATCAAATAAGTATGCTAACTCGCCAAACGGTAGCTGAGGAGCAGCTCGCGCATAAAGCAAGCGTAGCGAAGCGACTGCGTGGCGACGACGAATGCGTGAAGGCGAAGCCGAGCAATCATGCGCAAATCACAACCCGTATAGTAACTTACAAAATAATCAACAGTAAGCTAACTAGACAGATATCTAAACCAATGACAAGTGTATATACAATAGTGGAGAACTACAATGAACGCAATCTTAATCAAATACAACCAACACAGTGCTAATCACAGCATCAATGCTAGTGGATTTGCTTATGCCCGGCCTGCGCCTGTATCTAATAGTAGGGTAATGGCAGCTAGGGCTATTCTTGATCAAATCAAAAGGATGCATTAATGGCTAGTCAAATACAAACAGCAGATGCGCATGATAATCTTTATGCTGACTTGGAAGTGGCCAACTACTCATTCGATGAAGTCTATGCATTGGCTAAAGATGACATGGACTTCTTCTCCAGTTTGGCGTTGCCACAGATTACTGAATATGCATACCCTCCTATCTACATTATTATCTGGTGGCAACTTATTGAACTAGCTAACCGTACCAGAGATTTTAGCAAAGTTGCGATAGGGTTTCCGCGTGGTTTTGCTAAAACCTCTGTCATTAAACTACTCATTCTCTATTTAGTTCTGTTTACTACCAAACGACATATTGCAGTAATCTGTTCAACTGCTACCCATGCTCAGAACATTATATCAGATATTGCAGATATGTTGGATGAAGATAACATCAAAGCAGTATTTGGTGACTGGCGAATAGGTATTACTAAGGATACACAGGAACAGAAGCGATTTGGATTCAGAGGCAGGAATGTTATATTAACAGCCATTGGTCAGGGCGGTGCAGTAAGGGGTCTTAACATTAAGCATGCCAGGCCTGATGTAATGATATTCGATGATATTCAAACTAGAGAAGATGCTGATTCAGAAACCATATCCACTAAGATAAAGCAGTGGATGCTAGGTACTGCAATGAAAGCTGCATCGCATAAAGGCTGCCTATATATCTTTTTAGGTAATATGTACCCTACTGATAACTCATTATTGAAGTGGCTTAAGCACAATGTTGAATGGGTTAAGTACATTGTAGGCGGGCTAATACAAGAGCCGGATGGCTCATACTGCTCACTTTGGCCTGAATTAAAGCCTACTGAGCAGCTAGAAGCTGAATACATTAATGATTTGAACTCTGGATTTCCTGAAGTATTCTTAGCTGAGGTACTTAATGATGAAACAGCTGTTATCAACAATAGTTTTGATCCTGCTCTTATGCCTGCTTACCCCTTTGCTGATAATGAGATATCTGCTGGGAACTTTATTATCATTGACCCCTCAAATGATAAGGTTAATTCTGATGCTGTTACTATCAGTGTTAATAGCATCTTTGGTGGCAGGCCAGTGGTTGTTAAGATATGTGAGGGTAGGTTTAGCCCAGAAGACACCATTATAGAGTCACTCAAGTTGGCAATGGAGTATGGTTGCTCACTGATAGTAATTGAAGCTAATGCATATCAGTACTCATTGAAGTTCTGGATGGATAAGTATAAAGCTTTCTATGGTATGTTTGAGTTGAATGTAGAACCTATCTATTCAGGCAAGCGTAGTAAGAATTCCAGAATATTGGATATGTTTAAGTCGCTTATATCTGGCTCAGTATTCATACACCCAGATGCTTGGGCGCCAGTAATGAATCAGATCAGGTCATTTGACCCTCAGGTCACCAATAATACAGATGGTATACTAGATTGTGTAACTTATATCATGCCAGCATTAGTAGAATACAAGCATCTGATTACAGTATACAATGTTATGAATGCAGTACCAACTCAAGAAATGGCAGGCTCAGAAATAACCAGTATAATATAAATCTTGTTCGGGCAGCCAAAGGCGCAAATCAATCAGCTATCTTTCGTATCACTTATACCAATTAAATTAAACTCATCAACCATATAGGTAAGCCTATGAAACTATTATTAAATAAAGGCCATAAATACAAATGCTCACAATGTGGTGGATTGATACCAGATGGCCATAGGTACTGGCAGAAAGGCGGAGGAACTTGGGTTAGTAGGCAGCACACTAACTGTTTAGAGTATACAACTAATAATGTTGTCAATATCACCGAATTCAATCCAGAATACCAACAAGTTGTGGAGCAACAATAATGGCATCATCTACAGTATTACTAAACATCTCAGTTCAGCAGCAGCAATTGATGGTATCTTATTTGTGGCATGTTAGAGCCAGATATACTTACTTCTACTCCATTCGGCCTATGCTTCTACTCGCGGACAGAGTCTACTACCGCGAGAATGATCTAACATTTGCTAATCAGAAAGCCAAGCAAGCTAATAACTTTGGAGATGCAGATAAGTTCCAAAACATCCAAATGCCCATTGCATATGAGCAAGTGGAGACATGGGTAGGATTCATGACTGCTGTATTCATGACACAAGTACCTATCTTTAAGGTAGTAGCCTCGCCCGACTTTATTGACTCTGCTAATATGATTAATGCAGTGATGTCAAAGCAGGCCAAGAAAGGTAGATGGAAGTCAGAACTAGTATTGTTCTTAAGAGACTGCGCTAAGTATTCAATTGGTGCAGTGGAGGTCAGTTGGGTCAGGAGACGTACAGTTGGGTTGGAATCAGATGCAAATGGCAAAGCTAAGCAGACTAATGTAGTTTGGGAGGGCAATGTAATCAAGCGACTGGACTTGTATAATACATTCTGGGATACTACTGTTGCGCCTGGTGACGTATCATCTAAGGGTGAGTATGCTGGTTATAATGAACTCATATCCAGAAACAGGATGAAGCAGATAGTGGCTGATTTGGGCGATGAAGTCATTAAGGCTAATCTTGGCCCAGCTTATGGATCTGACATAACTAAACTAAGGGCTAAAGGTGCTAATGCGGGGCAAGATGCATTCCAATCAGCATCAATGACATCGGAGTTCTACATACCTCAGTTAAATCCAGAAGCACTGGCATCGCTGAACACACTAACAATGGGTATGGATTGGTTCTCATTTGCTGGTATGGGCGGGGATACATCAGCTGACCTGACCTCATATAAAGGGCAATACATACTAACCACTATTTATGTTCGCTTGATACCAAAAGAGTTTGGCCTAAAAGTCCCTGGCCCAAATATCCCTCAGGTTTGGAAGTGGGTAATAGTAAACTACTCTATTCCTATCTACATTGAACGCCAAACCAATGTGCACGAGCAGATACCTATCATGTTCGGGTGCCCTAACGATGACGGTAATAAGTATCAAACCAAAGCATTGTTGGCTAATGTTAAACCTATGCAGGCTGTAGGTAGTGCATTGATGAATGCTCAAATCCATGCCGAACAGCGCAACCTTAATGACCGCGCTCTCTACAATCCTCTATACATTGATAAGAAGACTGTAGAGAATCCTAACCCATCTGGTAAGATGCCAGTTAAACCAATGGCATACAATGGCGTACCACTTGATGCTATCTATCATCCAATCCCATTTGAGTATGGTTCATCTGCAATGCGTATGCAGGATATACAAACTGTACGTGGTATGGCTGATATGGTAGCTGGTCAGAATGCAGTACAGCGAG